TCTTTCACAAATTTAGTAATCTTGTCAATATTTAGTCTGTCATTCCATCTAAGCACACTGGAATTCAAATCAGTATATGCCCAAGGAATATCTACAACATCTGTTTTCATCTTTCGTAGATTGTGCCAGCTTGTTCTGATAAAAACAAGATTGTCATCGCAAGGATAGTCTACCATGCAATCTATATCTTTTTGTATAACTACGTCCAAATCAAAAAATATCTTCTCACCTTTCTGCTCTACTACTGTTCTGTCAAAAAGATGTAGTTTGTTCCACCATTTCTCATAATAGTTTCCCTCTGGAAAAGGTATTACAAGTATGTCTGGATTTAAATCATGCGGAAGTTCAGTCAAACAATAGAAATCAAAGTCTTCTTTAATATACTTTTTACATTGTTCGTGTATCTTGTTCACATGTTCAGGACCATATTTCTGGCCCCATTTAACTGTATAAATGTTAATCATCGCCAATGTTCCAATAAATTAGGGTCTGCTAAGTCATCTTGTTTAGTGCTGCCTCTAGATTTATCTTCAAAAGGCAACAAGTCAATATTAAATACACACAGTATAGGATCTTCTCTATATGTGTCTACTGCTAAATCTCCTGCATCCCAATCTCTGCCTCTGTTGTATGAGTATGCCATCCAACTTGGAAAGTGACCCCACAACTTTGCTTCACTGAAGTCTCCCCAACGCCAACTGTGATAGTTGTCTGTTCCGTCAGTGAAGGTAAACCATATTCTTTCTTGGTGCTCTAGTACATCTTTCCATATTACTTCACACTGGTCGTCACTCCATACTTGACAGCTTCCGTTTGTGTACGCTCCGTGTGCTAACTTAAACTGGCGAGTAGTCATAGGTCGAGGATCCTGCCACCAACTACGAAGTTTAGTGGGTCGGTCTAGATCGTATATAATGATAGGCTCCATATCATTCTGGATAATAACATCCAGATCCAGAAAAACGAAACGCCCAGTAGGTTTATCGTCAGCAAAATTATGAGTGTTAAAGACAAAAGTCTTAGGACGATCCCAGCAACGAGCCATACCATATTTAAAATTATCAGAGCCAAACCAATACTTAGGATGAATGCTGTCAATGTCAGGGAAGTCAATTACTTTAATCTCCTCGTCTAGCCCTTCAGGATGTTCAGTATAACAATAGAAGTGAAAGTCAAACTTTTCAGGATCAGTATGACGCTTTGCCATATTCTTTAGTTTGTTTACAAAGTGAGGACCATACTTTGTTCCCCATTTGCAGCAGACATAATTTACTCTCATTATCCCTCCCATAGCGTCAACATGATTGGATCTTCTAATTCTTCTAGTTTTATTTGCGTCTTTGCTTTCGGATCAGGTGTTAAATCTGTATTAAAAACACAAATCTTAGCATCAGGTCTGTATTGATGTATCTCTATATCGTCAGGATAAGTCATGCCTCTGTTGTATGAGTATATCCATTCGTACGGAATATTAGACCAGAAGTCTCTCTGTCTCCAATAGTGATAATTGTCACTGCCTTTGTAGAATGTTTTAAACACCATCTCATCATTGATAAGCACATCATGATAAATGTGTTTGCATTGTTCGCCATTCCACAACATCATACTTGAGTTATAGAAAGTACCTCTCATCTCGATGAATAGTCTTTCGTGTTTCTGATTCGGATCTTGCCACTTAGAATGTGCTATACGAGGCTTTTCTGCTAACTCATCTATATCATCTATGTTGTTTTGAATGATAACATCTAAATCAAAGTAGCACCACTTGCCTTCATACTCTAACCACTCATGTGAGTTGAATACAAGAAACTTGGCACGATCCCAACAATATCCTTCTTTGCCAAACCAATGATCTGGATGTAAAACACCGTCATCAGGAATAGGATGTGTGTCACACTCTAGACCTTCAGTGTCGTCTGTGTAGCAAGTAAATGTAAAAGGCTTCGTATAGTTTTTTTCAACCATACGAAAGAGATTATTTACATAATCAGGAGTGTATTTGTCACCCCATTTTATGCATACAAAGTTCATCATATTCTTTCTCAATGTCGGGAAAGTCTGCTTGCCCGTTTAATAATGCTATCGTATATTCAGGCTTGTAAGTTCCGCCTGAGAATTTGTAAGAGTAAATCTCGTTTTCTGGGAAATGCTCGAAAGTAAAGTTTTCATGGTATAAGAATCTATCGTCACCTGCGTATTTAACCATGTAATAATCTTTGTTTTCTTCCCAATACTTATATATATGCGTTGCGTCTTCCCACAACATTACACTAGAATTGAAGTTACTTAGGTAATTAAAGGACCATCTTTCGTCTTTATGATAAGGAAAGTTTTTATCCTTCCAATAAGTATAACAAATGACAAGAGTATTGTCAAGC